CCCCCCCCTATGCCCCCATGCTTTACGCCCCTGCGCCCCCAAAAAATTTTGCAGAATGCTTGCGCATTGAAAACGCACGGTTTTCTCGGTAGTGTGCGGTCGCAACAGCGGAGGACGCCGTTTATGGAGCGCAGCGCTACCAATCCGAACGAAAACCCATTTATTACTTTGGCCAAGCGTTACACAAACGACCCTGTGTTGTTTGCGAGGGAGGCTTTGCAGATTGATCCTGACGAGTGGCAGGTTGAGTTTTTGCGTGCGGTTGTTGACCCGAAGAAGCGTCGGATTAGCGTTAGATCTGGCCATGGCGTTGGCAAGTCGACGGCTGTTGCCATTTGTGCGGTTTGGCATGTTTTGTGGCGGACGCCTGGCAAGGTTGTGATGACGGCTCCGACGTCGGCGCAGTTGTTTGACGCGCTGTTTGCTGAGGTAAAAAGCTTAGTTAAGCGGTTGAAGCCGCCCTTGAATGATTTGTTGGACGTAAAGTCGGATCGCATTGAGTTAAAGGCGTCGCCGTCCAATACGTTTATTTCGTGCAGGACGAGCCGTGCGGAGCAGCCAGAGGCTCTTGCTGGTGTTCATGGCGATCATATCCTGCTTGTTGCTGACGAGGCGTCTGGCGTGCCTGAGGCGGTGTTTGAGAGTGCTGCTGGGTCTATGTCTGGGCATAGTGCTACGACGGTTTTAACGGGCAACCCGACGCGGAATACGGGGTTGTTTTACGACACGCATCATCGTTTGCGGAGTGAGTGGTTTACGATGCACGTCAGTTGCATTGATAGCCCGCGCGTATCGGCTGATTTTGTGCGTGAGATGGAGTTGCGTTATGGCGAGGGGTCGCCTGCGTACCATGTGCGTGTTTTGGGCAATTTCCCTCCGACTGAGAATGACACGGTTATTTCGACTGATTTGGTTGACGGTGCCATGTCGCGTGATTTGCAGATTGACGAGTTGTCGCCTGCCATTTGGGGTTTGGACGTTGCTCGGCATGGTAATGACAGCAGCGTTCTTGTTAAGCGCCAGGGGCCAAAGGTTACGTCTATTAGGAAGTGGCGTGGGTTGGATCTGATGCAGTTGTCTGGTGCTGTTGTTGCGGAGTTTGAGGATACGTTTCCGTCCAAGCGTCCTGTTGAGATTATTGTTGATTCTATTGGCTTGGGCGCGGGTGTTTTAGATCGGCTGCGTGAGTTGGATTTGCCTGCGCGTGGTTTGAATGTGTCTGAGTCACCGAGTGTAAAGGGCACGTATTTTAATATGCGGTCTGAGTTGTGGTTTAAGGTTAGGGATTGGCTGGAGGGGCGTGATGTTGATTTGCCACGGGATGAGGCTTTGTTTGCTGAATTGATTGGTCCGAGGTATACTTTTACCAGCACTGGCAAGATGAAAGTTGAGAGCAAGGACGAGATGAAGAAGCGTGGCATTTCTTCTCCTGACTCTGCTGATGCTTTGTGTTTGTCTTTGGCGTCTGACCATACGACGCTGCGTTATGGCATGGCTGCGTCTGGCGGCTGGAGAAAGCCGCTGAAGCGGGGGATTAAGGGCATTGTCTGATCAGCAGCTTAAAAAGGCGGGCGTTTCTGGGTATAATAAGCCCAAGAGGACGCCCAGTCATCCTAAGAAGTCTCACGTTGTTGTTGCGCGATTTAAGGATGGTGGCGGAACGAAGACCAAGTTAATTCGATTTGGCGAGCAGGGTGCTAAGACTGCTGGCAAGCCCAAGTCTGGCGAGGGCGAGCGGATGCGGAATAAGCGTGCTAGTTTTAAGGCGCGTCATGGGAAAAACATTGCCAAGGGCAAGTCGTCTGCGGCCTACTGGGCTAATAAGGTTAAATGGTGAACTAATGGCATACGGAAGCAAGGGCAAGAAAGCTATTGGCGGTAAAAAGTGCCCTATGATGGCTGCCAAGATGAAGAAGAACAAAGGCAACATGACCGCTGCGAAAATGGAAAACCGGCGCGGCAATCGCCGAGCGAAGTCTCGCTACAGCTAAGCGTTTTCCGGCATTTCCAGGCATGTTGCGTTTTTAATTTCCAGCAATGGAAAGTTTGCGCGCACCTGAGGTATTCCGTTTTTTTGCAGTTCTTTTATGCAAGAATCGTATGTTGGCTTTACCGGCCCTGTGACTGGAAAGCACTGCATTCCTGCGCACAGGATGATAATCGGGATGAACATATTAACCTCCGTCCGACCATAGTATCACTTTTAGGGTGTTTTTGAAAATTGCGGGCTTTGCCAGCCCCACCACACCACCACCCCCCTAAAGGGGGAGTGGCGTGGTAGTGGTGTGGGCTGCTAATCAGTCGCCGTGAAATTTTGCGGATAACGTGCTATCTATTGCTGGTCTGGATTTAGCGCTGGGGGCGATAATGATCGAGGGTTTTTTGCAAACATGGTGGCCACAGCTAACCGCATTCGTGTTTCTTGTTGCTTGGCTTAACAGGGAGTCAACGCGCATAACGGTTCGGGTTGAGCAGCTTGAGAAAAAAGTAGAAAGTTTATTTGTGCTTTGGAACAAGCAAATTGACCGCGAACTGGACAAACGGTCCAAAGACGGCTAGAATTTTTTTGCTATCGCTCCTGTTGCATAGCTCTCTCCCTGTCCGGGGTTTCCTCCCAATGAACCCGGACCAACTCGGCGGCGCGTTTTGTCATGGAAGCGTGCCGCCTTTTTTATTTTGATTTAATTATGTATAGTCTCAAAAACAGTGAGGCGACATGCTCGAAAACATCCGTAATTTTGGCATTGGATTTCTGCAAGATTTTGGCGATCCATCTCGACTTGCGTTTGCTGGTGCTGACATTGGCGAAATGAGTCCTATGCGTGACGCACCTGTAGACGATAAGGATCGCCCGCTAAAAGACCCAGGAGGGCTTTTTGACCAACTCCTGCCCGACCTTACGGAAGAAGAAAAAAAGAATCGAAATCGCGCCATTTCCGCTCTTGATGACGCAGGCGATGCCTTAACGCCAGATTTTTCGAATGCCCCTCAAGTCGCGACAAAAGCCAACCCGTTCAGTCCTCAGCAGTATCAGGCCATGCTGGCTCAAATGGTGCAGCAGCAGCCGGGCATGTTGCAGCGTTTTATGAACGGACTGGCATAAAAGGATGACAGCGTAATGGCCACTTACCAAGAAGAAGAAACCGGCGCTATCGTCAACGCTTCTGATGATTATATGTCAGAAGACAAGTTGCAGGGCATTGTTGGCAGTGAGCTGGACGATGCTGAAGATTACATTGACAACTACATCAGCCCTAGCCGCGCTCTGGCCACAAAATACTACAACGGCGAGCCATACGGCGATGAAGAAGAGGGCAGATCTCAGGTTGTCAGCATGGACGTGCGTGACACTGTCCAGGCCGTTATGCCGTCATTGCTGCGTATTTTTACGGGGTCTGAGCGCGCTGTTGAGTTTATGCCGCGTCACGCAGAAGACGTAGCCTCCGCAAAGCAAGCGACAGATTACGTTAACTACGTGTTTAACCAGGACAACAAGGGCTTTCTTGCGTTGCACGATGCATTCAAGGACGCTTTGATCCGCAAGGTTGGGATTATTAAATTTGTCTGGGATGAGAGCGTTGAAGTCAGCGCATCTGAGTTAACGGGCTTAGACGATAACGCTCTGGCTGCTTTGTATTCGGATGACAGTGTTTCGATCCAGGCCATTCGCTCTACGTCTGCTGAAATGAGTGTAGAGCAGGCAATGGCAATCGAGGCTGCTGGGTTGCAGCCACCAATGCTGCATGATGTCGAAATTACTCGCATGGTAATGGACGGCAAGATCCGCGTTGAGGCAGTCCCGCCAGAAGAGTTCCTGATTGATCGTCGGGCTAAAAACATTGATGACGCTACGATGGTGGCGCACCGACGCATTCTGACTGTTAGCGATCTTGTTGCGATGGGCTACGAAAAAGATCAGGTCGAGCGCCTAGCGTCAAACTCTGACGAGCTGGACTGGAACCCTGAGCGTTACGCCCGAAACCCAGCCCGCACAGATGACTATCATACGTCATCTGACCCTAGCCAGCGGTTAGTTAGCTACGCTGAAGTTTACATTAAGGTAGACCGAGACGGTGACGGCATTGCGGAGCTGCGCAAGGTTTGCGTTGCGGGTAGTGGGCATGAAATCCTAGCGGACAACCCCTGCGATATGCGCCCGTTTGCCAGCTTCTGCCCTGACCCAGAGGCTCATGAGTTTTTTGGCACGTCAATGGCCGACATCGTGATGGACATCCAGCGCATTAAGTCAGTTGTGATGCGCAACACTCTCGACAGTTTGGCCATGTCCATACACCCTCGCATAGCCGTCACAGAGGGCCAGGTGAGCATCGAGGATGTGATGAACACCGAAACCGGCGCTATTATCAGGCAGCGCTCTCCGGGGCAGGTACAGCCTATTTCTATGCCCTTTGTGGGGCAGCAGGCGTTCCCCGTTCTTCAGTATCTAGACAGCACCAAGGAAAGCCGCACAGGCATTTCTAGGGCCGCGAATGGCTTGGACGCAAACGCATTGCAGTCATCTACAGCATCTGCTGTTGCGGCAACTGTTTCAGCGGCTCAGCAACAGATTGAGATGATCGCGCGTATTTTTGCTGAGACTGGTATGCGCGACTTAATGCGAGGTTTGCTGAAGTTAGTTTGCCAGCACCAGCAGCGTGAGCGAATTGTCCGCCTTAACAACGACTATGTGCCTATTGATCCGCGCTACTGGGACTCTACTATGGACGTTTCTATCAATGTGGCTCTGGGCCGTGGGTCTGACACTGAGCGCATGATGATGTTGCGCCAGATTGGCGAAATGCAGAAAGAAGCCATGTCTACGATGGGCGCACAAAACCCGCTGACCAGCATGGATAAACTTTACAACACGTTGGCTGAAATGACCCAGTTGGCAGGGTTTAAGGACGTGAGCAAGTTCTGGAGCGATCCTGTTAACTTCCGTCCGTCTCCGCAGCAGGATGAGCCTGATATTAACGAGCAGTTAATTGATGTGCAAATCCAGCAAATTCAGGCTGATATCCAGAAAAAAGCTGCCGAGCTTGCATTGAAGCGCGAGCAGATGCAGATGGAAGATGATCTGAAGCGCGACCAGATGGAAATGGATCTTTACGTTACTGCTGAGGAGCTTCGAGCAAAATACGGCACTCAGTTGCGGGTTGAGGACATTAAAAAGTCCACTGCAATAAGCCGTGAAAGCATGAAAGCACAGTCTGAGCTAATTAAGGAAGCTGTACGGGATGAAGAAGTCTGACCAACAGATTTTGGACGAGGGCCGCAAGGCTAAGATTATTCTTGACGACGAAGACATTCAGTCAGCATTAAGCGAAATACAGGCTGCTTGCTTTATTGATTTTCGCTCGACCAAGATGACAGACATTGAGGCATTGCAGCAGTCACATGCTGCGTGCGCTGGGGTAGAGATGTTGCAGGCCGCGCTCCGTGCGCGGGTTGATCGCGCGCAACTTGTAGAAAAGCGCAAAAAATAGTAAATAGGAAACTAACAAATGGCAGATACCAGTAACCCGCAGCGCGGGACTGATCTCCGTTCAGCTCAAGCCGCTATCATGGAATTGATGAGTCCACCCTCTGAAGAGGGCACGAACGAACCAGTTCAGGAGGCGCAAGAAGAGCAGACCACTGAAGAA